GTTATACAATTATTTTGGAAAACTATTTGCCAATGCCAAGCCTATAAGGGAAAATCCTAGACTTGGAAGAATGTTGAATGACAATGACAGATTGCATAGGGAGATGATTAATGAGCAGTGGAGAAGATAAAAAACCTGAAGAACCTAAATTATTTGAATTTAGTGTTGCTGGTTACAAAGTAAAGTATTCAAATAAGTTATTGGCTATGGTCATTGCTATTGCTCCTGTTATTGGTGGCACTTTATGGGGTGGATTTGAAGCTATTAAAGGTTATCAAACCATGCAGAAAAAGATTGAATCTTATGTAGCACCTGATTTAACTGAGTTTGATAAAAGATTAGCTTTAGTAGAAGAAACTACTAATAAAACTAATGATTACACAAGAGATATTAAGAATGACCTTAAAAACGACATTCGCAAACTTGAAAAGGTAGTTGAACAAGTTGAAAGAGATGGTAAACAGTTAAGTAGAGATGTAGATAAAGACATTCGCAATATGCGAAAAGAATATGATGCAAAGATTAAAGAAGCACTTGATAACCCTATGAATGCGAAATAATCATGCCTATAAATGAATCAATGACCAAATGGAACAAAAGTGAACCATTTGAATTACAGGTAGCTAGAGGTCAAATAAGAGGTCATACTAGCTTAAATATATCAGGCTATCAGGCTACTGTAGATGGTGCTTATATTCCTATTTGGGAAAATGCAACTGCTTATACTTATCCTGTATCAGCAACTCAAATGACTTTATATAGTTCATCAGCATCAGATACTAATGTAAGTATTCTTATTAATGGACTAGATTCTAATTATGACTTGCTATCTGAAACATTAGTTCTAACAAATGGAACTACTGGTGTTACTACAGTTAATTCATATTTTAGGATTAATAGTATTGCTGTTACTGGAACAGTTAATCCAGTAGGCATTATCAGATTAGCAAACAATGGTAAATCCACTACTTATGCACAAATAAATGTGGATGCTGGCAGAAGCTCTATGACTGTTTACACAGTTCCTAATGGTTATACATTTTATTTAGCTAAAGTAAATTGCTATACAAATGCTAGTAATAATCAAGTGACCACTTACAGGTCATTTACTAAAAATGCAAATGGTATTGTTACTACTGTTCTTAATGCACCATTTACTCAAGTTTATATTTCAGATAAATCTGTTCCTAGGGCTTATCCTGAAAAAACTGATGCTCAATGGCAATGCACATCTACTTTAACTTCTGCTATTGGATTGCAGATTGAAGGAATATTAATCAAAAACATTGGAGAATCACTATGAGTAACAGAATGACCCCTGAAGATATAGAAATTCGCATTTGGGCTTTTATTGTAGTAATTATTTCTACAATGCTTTTTATCATAGCTCTAGGTGTTTTATGGGCTGTAGCATTTGAAGAACAGTCTATGGAGTTAGCTCCTATTGATGGCATATTCTTAGAGATTCTTAAAGCTGTTGCATATATGTCAATCGGAACATTAGGTGGCATTGCTGGTAGAAAGATTGGCAAAGTTGAAGCTCAACAAGAGGAGAAATCAGAATGATTCCAATAGCCGCCATTATGAGCATTGGTGAGAAGGTATTAGATAGAGTATTGCCTAATCCTGAAGCCAAAGCACAAGCATTAGCTGAACTTACTAAGATTCAACAAGAAGGTAAATTGGCTGAGTTAAATGCAGATAATATTGAGAATCAAGAACTAACTAAGCGACTTGAAGCTGATATGAAGTCAGATTCTTGGCTATCTAAGAACATTAGACCAATGACATTAGTATTTATTTTGTTTGTTTATTCTACTTTTGCAATGATGAGTGCATGGGATATTGAGGTTAATAATAACTATGTTGAGTTGCTTGGTCAGTGGGGTATGTTGATTATGTCATTCTATTTTGGTGGTAGAACTCTAGAGAAGATTATTGATATGAAGAAAGGTAAAGAATGAAAGACTTATTGCTAAAAATAGTAGATGATGCAACTGCAAGTAAATGGGCTGATGCTCTACAAGAAACTTGTGATAAGTTTGAAATTAACACACCTGAAAGACAGGCTGGTTTTATTGCTCAGATTGCCCATGAATCAGGTATGTTTAAAGCAGTCAAAGAAAACCTTAATTACTCTGATAAAGCATTGTTAGCTGTATTTCCTAAGTATTTCAATGCTGAGAATGTGCAAGCCTATGCAAGACAGCCTGAGAAGATTGCTAATCGTGTTTATGGCAACAGAATGGGGAATGGTGATGAAGCGAGTGGTGATGGCTTTAAATACTGTGGTAGAGGTCTTATTCAACTCACTGGGAAAAACAACTATACAAGTTTTGGTAATGCAGTTGGTGTTGATTTTGTTAATAATCCTGAGTTAGTAGAAACTCCACAATATGCAGTAATGTCAGCAGGCTGGTTTTGGTCATCTAATGGCTTAAACAAACTTGCTGATGCTAAAGATATTGTGGGTATGACTAAGAGAATTAATGGTGGCACTATTGGCTTAGACCACCGAACCGAGTTATACAACAAGCTACTCTAAATCTTCAGATAGTAGTTCTATAGTAGTAAATCTTTCTCCACAATTAGGACAGCACTTTCTTCTTTGAACATAAGGGCTGTTCTCTTTGTTGGGGTCTACAAAGTTTCTAGTTTCCAATGTAGCCATCTTCACTGTTTCTTCATTGTGTAAACATCTTGGACAAAACACTTGTTCTTTTCCTTTAACTGATATAAATGTAGGGAAGTAATCCCAGTTTATTTCTTTTCGCATGAGAATACCTTGTCAGAAATTCTAGTTTTGCCCATTAAACTGCAATCCTTTTCCAAAGAATAAATAGCTGATGCAGTGCCAACTATATTGCCAATCAAGAATACTAGAAAGTATGGCAATAATTTTGCTGATAGTTCCTTTAGTTTTTCTTGCATTTGCCTAACCTTTGATAAGTTTCCCAAGTCATAGGTGCTTGGTCTTTAAGCCAAGAAGTTAGATGTTTATATTTAAGCAAAGTAAATGCCCATCCACATCCATTGATTATTAATAAGATACAAACTAAAACATAATCATTCATTTTCTATTCTCCAAGTAATACAACAAAAACAATATTACAAATACTATTGTTGCACCTATGCCTAGACCTAAGAACAATGTAGTTAAGATAGTAGTTAGCATATTGGGTTTTTCATCCATTCAGCGGCTACATCACATCTTGGCATTTTAAGTTTTGAATAATCCTTAGACTTACTTTTTTTAGCCTTTGTTCTTTCTTTTGCAATATAGGTTACATCTTCACCTACTCCAAACCTAAATCTTGGTGTTGGCTTTCCTACAGGATTATCTTCATAAGCACAGATATAGATTAGATTCTTTTCTCGCATAAAGTAAAGATAGTTAGCAATTGTAGAATTATTTAAACCTGTTTCAACACATAGCTCATGTTTACTCATGGATTTCCTAGCCAATAGATTAAGAATCATTTGGTTTGTTTTTTTATACCTAGGGCTGTTACAGCTATAAAGTTTTTCTCTAAACATAATAAAAGGTGGGGTTACTCGCTACATCTATCTGCAATACAGTCCTTATACAGGTGTCGCACAATAGCATCCGCTTTTACCCCTTATTCTTAATTAAAATGGGTCGGAATCTAAATCATCAATGCTTGGTGCTGGTGCTTGTTTAGGTGCTTGCTGTGGTGCATCTTTAGCTCTAGGTTCTCTAAGACTTAGCCAGCCATCCCAGTTTGGGGGTAGATAATCAATCTTAATAGCTTCTCCACCATTGCGAGTATCCATTAGCACACCAACTTTAAGCCAAGACTGTTTATCTTCACCAGTTGTTTTATCTTTGTAAGTGCCATTCTTTGTAATTACTTCTTTCTTAATCATTGTTTCACCTTTTGTAATTTAATAACTTCTTCATCTACTTCTACTAAAAACTTCATTACTTCTGATTCTACTTGTCTAATGTAGTCATCATCTCTGTGATACCTAACAACAAACAACTGTAGGTAATCAGGAAAATCAGGATTAAAGCTAACAAAGTCTACCCACTTTCTACCTGTGCAAGCTAACTGCCATGCCATTTGTGGAATGTATTTGCTAACTGGCAGACCTGCTTTGAAGTAGTCAATATGTGTAGCCATTTGGGGTGACTTTATCTCTATGCAACCTTCTTCACCCACCAATCCATCAGGACTAGCACCAGCCATTGCAATTGTAGGATGTTCAACAAAAGCCACTTCATCTACAAATACAGCATATTTAGATTCATACAATGCCCTAGCTAATGGTTCTCTATCAACACCATCAGCCATTGCTTTAGTAGTAAAGCCTTCAGTCTTTTTACCTGTTAGTCTTTCACACACTAATTCTGCTTTGTAGTTTCTTCTACTGGCTGATTCTTCTCCACCCCTACCTTTAGAGATTACATCAGCAACTCTTGATGCTGTCACTTTGCCTGCTCTACAAGCAAACCATTCATCAGACCCTTGGATAATCTCAGCCATTGTTCTTTTCACTTTCATAGGCTTGATGTAGTCTTTGTGTGTATTCACTAGCCATCTTTGCCAAAAGAATAGCTCTAGACCAATCTTTTTTAAGTGCTGAGTTATATGATTCTTTCAAGCAAGCCAAAGATTGAATCTGTAGCATTGCATAATCTTCTACTGCAATTTCATTTGTTTCCATTTTTATTTCCTTTTTAAAAATTTGGATTGGTTTTGTTTCAATATTTCTAGTGGAACTTCTAACTTCTTTACTGCATTCTTTGGATGACAACACCATTTATCACCCATTTTTTCTATAATTTCTTTGGACTTTTGCAAGTTGTATTCAGGCATGAAATCTACCACTGCTGAATACTTGCCTGCTGTAATCATTTGCCTGATTAGGTTTTTATCATTTGGGGACACTTAATTCTCCTTTTCTATTTGTTGCTACTTGTTTCAAAACTTTAATTGTTTCCTTATCTTTTACACCAGTGATTGCATTTGTATAGATATTGGTCAATTCTTGCACAGTCTTTGCATTGTTAATGTCTTTAGTAATCTGCTCTACATCTACAGCAACATCAGCAGTTGTAGAATCTAAAGCATCATGTTCAACAATCTCCATTGCAGTAACCCACAAATATCTTCTTAGGTAGGTATGCACTGCACCTAGATTCTGAACTGGTGTAGTTCCTTTTAATTGTGCATCAGCCATTGGGCTAGTAATCTCTACAAAGCTACCATCATCTACATCAGTGATAGTTATCTTGGCTAAGTCAGAAGCAAAACTAACAATCCCACATAGACCCACCTTATTAAAGATTACCTGAACAGTAGGAAGAAAATCCTCAAGTTCAAAGTAACTGTAGTTGCTGAATTTGTTTAGCCCAGTTTTTTTAAGCTGAACACCTTGCAATTCAATTCTTGCTTGCATTAGTTTCTTAGTAACACTCATAGGTCATCCTTTGTAATTGGTCGCACTTCTACAACTTCCATGTATTCATCTTTGTAAAGCATATCTTTTTCTGTAAATGTTTCTACATAAGACAAGGCTTCATCATCAGAAGAAGCATCTACTTCTGCTATGTAATATCTTGTGACTTCTATTTTGTAGATTGGCATGATTAAAGTCCCCCTGTGCGAACTACCCAAACAGTTAGTGGGATTACAAAAAAGCAAATGCCTAGAAAAACACCTTTTAAAATTTCATTCATTTGTTACTCCTTTAGTTACATTGTTAAGACAGAATCAGTATATCAAATTTCTACAATGTGTAGAGATTATTTGATTAGTGATTGCCCTAAGTGTTGTTTTTATACAACATTGATACATAATGTAGAAGTATGATATGCTTTGTCATCTACAAAAAGAGGTAACTATGGAAAAGAAACCAATTGAACACTTGCTAGATGTTTATGGGTCTTATCACAATATTGCTAAAGTCCTTGGTAAAAGCTACAAAACAGCCTATGCCTTGAGTTTTAGACCAATCCCACACAAACACCTAGACAAGCTAATTGAAGGCTCTGATGGTCGCTTAACAAAGCCTATGCTTAGACCTGATGCTATTGCTTAATCTGCCCTACCCACCTAGTAATAATGTTTATTACAGGAAATTTAGGAATGTGATGGTTCTTTCTAAAGAGGGTAGAGAGTTTAAGCAAAAAGTTGCTGAATATGTCATTGAGAACAAAGTTCCTAAACTTGGGGAGAAGCTGGTGAAAGTAACCATAATAATGCGACCAAGGGACAAAAGAAAGACAGATATTGATTCAAGAATAAAAGCAACACTTGATGCTTTGGAATCAGCGGGTGTATTTGATAATGATTATTATGTAGAACATTTAGAGGTTATTCGTGGCGAACCAATAAAAAATGGAAAGTTAGTTGTCACGATTGAAGAAATAGTTTAGAGTTGTAAATGTCGCTTGGTGGCGATATGTTTAATTCGGCAAGCCTTATTCAGTAATCTGCTAGTGCCGAACTAGTCCACCAACACCCTTAAAAAAGGTGAGATTACTGAGTAAGGCTTTTTTTTTGGAGTTACAAATGGACAAATTCGCAAAAGCAAAAGAATTAGCCTACATTATCAGCATTAAAGGCAAGACACCAGCTAGAGTAAGAGCTTGGAGAGATGCAATGCTTTTAGCTTTGGAGAAGTCAAATGCCAAATAGACTACTTAAAGAAGGAATTGTAGATTCTTCTGCAATAAATGAATTAACTTCTGAAGAAGAAGTATTTTTTTACAGATTGCTTGTTGTTTCTGATGACTATGGTTTGATGGATGCAAGATTACCAATCCTCAAATCAAGATGCTTTCCTTTAAAAGATATTAAATCTGAAAAACTTGAAAGCTGGTTGCTGTCACTTGTCAGACATAAGCTAGTCAGTCGCTATCAGATTGAAGGCAAGCCTTATCTTAAAATTCTTAAATGGGAACAAAGAGTTAGGTCAAAAGCTAAATATCCAATGCCTGATGATAGTCAAATGATTGACATTAGTCATCCAAATGACAGCGAACTGCTGACAATTGACTGCTTGGGTAAGGGTAAGGGTAAGGGTATGGGTGCATCAAACAGAATTACTTTTGATGCTGTAAATAGAAAGTTTTTAAATATTGAACAAACTGATAAAGATTTATGGTCTAAAGCATATCCAGCAGTAGATATTGATTTAGAAATAAACAAAGCTATTGTTTGGTTAGTTGCTAATCCTACTAAAGTTAAATCTAACTATCAGAAGTTTTTAACTGGATGGTTTAACAGAAGCCAAGATAGAGGTGGTAATAAACCTAAATCTTCTACAAACCAATATGGTGATATTTTTGCACCAGTAGGAGTTTAAGATGATTGGTCATGTAGAAACTATCAATTTACTAGCTACTAAATCATTAAAAGCAGTAATCATCTATGTTGGCAAGAAACCTGATTGGTTTAAGTCCAATGAGATAAATGTCAAAGGTGATTCAACAGCTTTAATCTACACAGAGAACAGTAGACCTAAGAAGAATGATTTAGCTTTTATTAAAAACTTAGCAGTTCAGTTGTTGCATGGTGCTGATGCTACTGATGAATTATTTAGCAAATGGTTTATTGAGGTTGTTAATTCAAACCCTAAAAGCATTGTTGCTGTAGATTCAGAAATGGAAATATATGTTAGTTAATGTAGATTTAGAGAAATACCATGAGTATTCAGAGATAAGAAATCAGGTCAATGAGAAGTCAGAGTTTAAGGATGACTTAGTTAAATACTTTGAAGCAAGAAAGCATGGAATACTTGGTGACAAGCTACCTTGGAAGTCTACACACCAAAAGATTGCTTTTAGAAGAAAAGAAGTCACAGTTCTAGCTGGTGTTAATGGTCATGGCAAATCTTTGGTATTGGGACAAATAGCATTAGATTTTGTAGAAAATGGGTCTAAAGTTTTGATGGCTTCATTAGAGATGCCACCAGTAACAACATTGGCTAGGATGACAAGACAAGCAACTGGACAAAACTTCCCTACACAGCAAAACATAGAAAGATTCATGCAGTGGAAGCTAGACCAGTTCTATCTTTATAACCATGTAGGTAGCTTAGAACCTTGGCAAGTTGTAGCACTTTGTAGATATGCTTCATTTGAACTTGGTGCAAGTCATGTAATTATTGATTCATTGACCAAATGCACAAGAGGTGAGCAAGACTATGATGGTCAAAAAGATTTTATGAATCAACTTTGTGAAGTAGCTAAAGAAGCCAATATTCATATATTTTTAGTTCACCATGTTAGAAAAGGTAGCGATGAGAACCATGAAGCCAATAAGTTTGACTTAAAAGGTTCAGGCTCTATTACAGACCTTGCAGACAATGTAATGATTATTTCTAGAAATAAGAAGAAAGAAAGAGAAACATTTAACAATAAAGGAGTTGCTGATAACTCAATCCCTGATGCCGCTTTATTAGTAGTTAAGCAAAGACATGGTGATTTTGAAGGTGTAATTCAGTTATGGTTTGAAAGACATTCACAGCAATTTGTAGAAGTAGCATTTGAACCAGCAAAGGTTTATTTATGAATGGTTACAAAGTAATTATGCTAAAGAATGGTGAGCAGAATCAGTGGTTGCTTAAAAAGCATTATGCAAAGAGATTGCCAAGTATTTCTTATGCCTTTGGTTTGGTAGATGATGAAAAGATTGTAGGTGTTTGCACATTTGGATTTCCACCAAACTTTAACTATAACAATGGCAAATGTATCTTTAATGACCATGAAGTAATGACATTGGAATTGAACAGGTTAGTAATGAATGTTGTAGAAGTAAAGAATCTGCTTAGCTTCTTTGTTAGCCAGTGCATTAAGTTATTGCCTAAACCAATGGCTTTGGTATCTTATGCAGACCCTAATCAGAATCATCATGGTTATATTTACCAAGCTACTAACTGGATTTACACAGGTGTTAGCACTCCTAAGAAAAGATACATCTTTGAAGATGGGTCTAGCTTTGACATTAGGAGAGGTATTGATACAAAAGGCAAAATTGTAGACATTCAGGACATGAAGCCAACACATAGGTATATCTATTTACATGGCAATAAGCAACAAAAGAAAACAATGCTTAAACACTTTAAGTTAGATTCTTTGCCTTACCCTAAAGGTGAGAACAAGAAATATGATTGCATTGATATTGATATGCACTATCAGAAAGACTTTTTCATGTGAATACATACTCTGAACAACACAGGCATGAATGCGAAGTTAGATGGTTAGCAACATTACCTTTACAAAGCCGAAGGGACTATCTACAATTGGTAGAAGTTAAGAGAAACAAGAAAGCAAGAGAACAACTGGAACAAGGACTAATTACATTATGGAACAACAGAAGATAGACATATTTAAATGCTTAGACTATCTAAGGGACAATGCAGAAAAGTATGCAATAGCAAAGGCTAATGTGGTCTATATGACTGAGTTAAGAAAGACAATTAAGGCTGAGATTATGAATCAGTCAATGGCTAAGACTGAAAGCCAAAAAGAAACAGAAGCATATGCAAGCCCAAAATATAAAGAACATTTAGTAGCTCTACAGCAAGCAGTAGAAGAATATGAATACATGAGATGGATGATGATTAGTGCTGAAGTTAAGTGTGAAACTTGGAGAAGTTTAGAAGCAAGCAATAGAACAATGGATAAGGTGGCTAGATGAAACCTGTTGCATGGATGTATGAAGTAAACGATACATTTATTTTATTTAGTGCTAATAAACCACCTGAAGATGCTTATGATGAAGGTTCTTTAATACCGCTCTACACCGCACCAAGAGAGTTAAGTGATGAGGAAATAGGCGACATTCTTTTTAAATATGGTGAAAAGGATGAGTGGTTTAATTTTGCTAGAGCAATACTAAAGAAAGCGAGTGAGAAATGAAACCTGTTGCATGGATTGACCCAAACGACAACATGAGTGACCCAT